TAACGACTATTCAGAGGATGTCAAAGTGATCGCCCCTCTGGAGAAAGGCTGGGATGGCAAGGAGTATGGGCATCGTTCTAGCATGGTCGGAGACTGTTTCCTCACGGACCCGACGTCTGATGGAATCGGAGAGTTCGAGGACTTCAAGACCTATCGAGTAGCCCCGTGCGGTTTTGAAGAAATTACTGACAAAGAGTTTGTTGACGCCAGAATTGCTTACTCAAACCGAAACCGAAAATTGTATCCCTAGGGCCAAGATAGTCTTGGCCCCAACCAGAAAGGAGAAAGAGATGGAAATTAAATTTGAAATGAGCCCTGAGCAGGTCCGAGACGTTGCAATAAAGGAGGTTGATGTCTGCTATAGGTTGGCCAAGATGGGCGGTGATCCTGACACTATCAAAGCCTTTGAGACAGTTTTGGAAATGTTGATGAAAACATCACCGAGGAGAGCCAAATGAAAGAAGACTATTCAGTTGATATGTTTGATCTGGTCAAGGACGTGCGAGCTCACGCCGAGGCAAATTACGAGAAAGGCTGGGATATTGTAGTCGAAGCCTATACCGACGAAGAGATCATTCGAGAGATCGTCGGAGCGAAAACAAAGCTGGGGGCGATACGCAAGCTGTCTCCGGTGGTAAATTACCACTACGAGCGCCGTAAGGAGGCTGAGGCCTATCGAGACCCCTGTAGGGGCTGCTCGGATACCGTGCTTTTTGGTCGCTTCTGACAGGACCACGAACCAAAAGACCCGCTCCGGCGGGTCTTTTTCTATGGTAGGATAAACACTGGTCCTCGGACCACGGGCCCGTCAGGTGTTTTCTTTTTTCGGTGGGTTTATAGGCGATCTCTGGCGGGCCCGTTTCAATGCCTATCTGAGCTCCTCTCGAGAGCCATGGACCACGGGCCAGTAACCAAGGACCACGGGTCACTATCCTGCACTACATTGCGTTACATTGCGTTACTTGCCTCAGAACGGTATGTATAGCAGTCTTTTCTGAAAAAAAACGTGTATCAACTTTTTTTTGCTAAAAAGACTGTTACAGACGCAATAGACGCAAGGTGACTGATTTTATTAAGGAAATATTATAACACTGACATTGCGTTGACTTTTAGCTAGACGCAATGACGCAATGGTTTTTTCAATTTGACGGGGTGCGCGCGCGAACCATTTTTTACTACTGTTTTTAAATTTTTCAGAAAAGACTGTTATACTTTGGCGAAATAACCACTCTGGAGGTCCTGTGCCGCGTTTATACGACGAGCCTTGCTCAACTGAAGGGATAACCCCTCGAAAGCACACCATGCGAAGACTGAGCTCTGGAACGCTCAAATACCCGTTCAAAGCTATGATCGTGGGGGATTATTTCTTGATCGAGACGGGAGACGATGCCCAGTTGGTTGGATCGGCGGCGAGGAAATACGGTTACCGATACCCGCCTCGCAAGTTTACGGTCCGCCCTGCGTCCGACGGGACGCCTTACTGGGTCTGCCGGAGGATCGCCTGATGTCCAGAAAAACTCTGTCTAAAATACTGAACGACACTGGCGTCAAGCCGAATGAAAAGATGCGGATGAATGAGCGCCTGCAACAACCCGTGCCGCCCTTAGAAGAGCAAGGAAAGACCGTATCGCCACAGCAGTGGAAGTTCATCTATGAGCTGATCGACGGCGAGGGAAGGCTGACAATGAAGCAGGCGGCTATCAACGCGGGCTATCCTGAAAAGAATGCAAACAAGACGGCCTCTGACCTGACCAACCCGAAGAAATATCCTCATGTCGTGGCTGCGATCCAGAAATACCGCCAACAGATGGCGGAGAAGTACGGGACCAACATTGAGCGCCACCTGCGCGATCTACAGATTATCCGCGATCAGGCTCTCGAGGCTGGGAACTTCGGTGCTGCTGTCACCGCCGAGTATCGCCGTGGGCAGGCACTGGGAACGATCTACATCGACAGGAAGGAGATCAGGCACGGGACCATTGACAGCATGAGCGCTGATGAGGTGCGTCGTAAGCTGGAAGAGATCAAAGCCCTGTATGGCGGCCCTCCGCCTAATCAAATCATTGACGTGACGCCTGAAGAGATCGAGCAGGCAGAAGGCATTGACTTGATAGAGGAGATTAGAGATGGCGAGAAAGCCAGAAAGCGCGCTGCACAAGAGGCTAAAAGACAACCTGCCGAACTCTCTGATAACGCGACTGGAGAACCGAGTCGGAGTGGGGATGCCGGACTGCCTAGTGGCTCTGATCAAAGCGAGATTCGTGATGATCGAGCTGAAGGTGGTGGAGCGGGGGAAGAAGGTGAGACTGAGCCCTCATCAGATATCGTTCAACCTGAAGCACGGAATGATAGGGATGCCGGTCTGGATACTGGTCCAGCATCACCCGAAGGGGACCACGAAGAGGAGCGAGATCAGGCTGCTGCTGTATCACGGGAAGCAGGCTCAGGAGCTGTTCGAGCAGGGGACGGACCTGCTGCCAGTGGAGAGCTGGGCGCTTGACGCGGTGGACTGGAAGCACATGCATCATATCCTGAGCACCCATTAGTCCGTAACGCTCTCAGAGGCCTTGTGAGGCAAGGTAATTAGACCTGAGGGTAATCCTAGGCTAACAGTCCATCTTTCCAAGAAAGGACCCTCGCGGGCCCGTGGGCCGTGTTTCTGGGGGGTCTTCCCGCCCTCCCCTGAGGGAATTCCCCGAGCAAAATGCTTAGAGGTCAAAGGATCACAGTCCAAAAATAGCTAAGTCATTGATTTTATTGAAGTCACTAATTCCGGTAATGCTTATTACCGGAAGTAACGGGTCCCTTTTGGGCGATTTGGTCCGTGTGACGCCGCGCTCGCACGCACACACCGCGAACTGCGGCCGCGTCGCGCGGGCCGTGGCCTTGGCCCGATTTTGCACAAATAATTCTGGCCGAAACGAAAATGGGACTGTTCCACGTGAAACATCACTTGCAAACCCACCCCCTTATTCTGGAAAATCAAAAGCCTAAAAAATTTTTAGCAATTTAAAACGAAAAAGAGACTGTATGAATTCAGTAGCAATGCCCGCAGAAGTTGAAGCAGAGCGCCTAAAACTGGAGCTTCGACTAGCTTTATTGGAAGCCCAAGAGCATGGGCGTGGAAGTTTCATAGGTTTCTGTAATTACGTCTGGCCTGAAGCAATCCTAAGCACTCATCACGAAAAGATGGCTTCTGCTTTTGACCGCATAGCCAGCGGGGAGCTAAAGCGATTAATCGTAAACATGCCTCCTCGACACACAAAGTCTGAATTCGCCAGTTATCTGCTGCCTGCCTATCTTATGGGTAAGCGCCCTGCTACTAAGATTATCCAAGCAACTCACACAGGCGAGCTTGCTGTACGATTTGGCCGGAAAGTCCGTAACCTGATGGACCTCGACAAGTACAAAGAGGTTTTTCCCACGGTAGAGCTCAAGGCTGACAGCAAGGCGGCTGGACGTTGGGACACCAATTCTGGCGGAGAATACTTCGCGGTAGGTGTAGGCGGTGCGATGACAGGTCGCGGCGCGGATATGCTGATTATTGACGATCCTCACTCGGAACAAGACGCCCAGTCTCAGCTTGCGCTGGATAATGCGTGGGAATGGTATACCTCTGGACCCCGAACCCGTTTACAGCCCGGCGGGGCCATTGTTGTCGTGATGACCCGTTGGGGCACGAAAGACCTGACTGCAAGGCTGATCAAGCAGATGCAGGAAGACGACGCGGATAAATGGGAAGTCATTGAGTTTCCTGCCATCCTGAACGAAAGCGAAGAGAACGAAAAGCCTCTCTGGCCCTCTTTCTGGAAGCTCGACGAGTTAAAGTCTGTAAAAGCATCGATGTCGGTCCAGAAATGGAACGCGATGTATCAGCAGCGCCCAACCGCTGACGAGGGCGCAATACTCAAGAGGGAGTGGTGGCAGATTTGGGAAAAAGATTACACCCCAAGGCTGGAATATATCATCCAATCTTACGACACGGCGTATTCTAAGAAAGAGACGGCAGATTTCTCGGTAGTCACTACGTGGGGTGTATTTTATCCTAACGAAGATGCGGGGCCGTCTCTGCTTCTAGTTGATGTCAGGAAGGGCCGTTGGGACTTCCCAGAGCTAAAACGTATTGCCAAAGAGCAGTATGACTATTGGCAGCCCGATAATGTCCTGATCGAGGCCAAAGCAACAGGGATCACGCTTCAGCAAGAACTCAGGCGTACAGGCATTCCTGTCACGATGTACTCGCCCGGTGGTCGTCGGGCAGGGCAAGATAAAATCTCGAGAGCCAACTCAGTAGCCCCGATCCTCGAATCAGGTATGGTCTGGGCTCCAGAGACGCAATGGGCAGATGAACTTATCGAAGAATGTGCTGCTTTTCCCAATGGTGACAACGACGACATGGTGGATAGCACCACTCAGGCCCTGATGCGATTTAGATCAGGCAACTTCATTTCCCTATATGATGACGAAGAAGACGACGAGCCTTCAATGGAAGGGCTTGTCCCAGAGTATTATTAGGATAGAATGGCCGAACCATTAACGAATTAAGGGGACGCCCTTATGCCCGGTTACTCTGCTCGAGAGATGCTCTCGAGGATTCCTATTCAAATGGCGAATGGTGGCACGGTAAATCTTGCCACAGAAGCCGCATACGCTAACTCCCCTGCCTATAAACGCGCCATGGAAGCTGGCGGAGAGCAGGCGGTTCAAGATTATTACGCCAATCTCCGTGGTATTGCAGACAAGTACATTGCTGCTGGAAATCTTCCTACCGGAGCTGAAGCCTATAACATAATGCTTGAAAACGGCATCAGCACTACTGATTTGATTAATGCCGGTATTGGTCAGGACGTTGTGGATAAGATATTCACAATGACTGAAGACCCCACGATTACTACCTATGCCACTCCAACTAGGCTGGAATCGGCGTTTATGTCAAACCCTGTCCTAAGGGCAGAGGCCGCAGCGCGTAGTGCTGGGGGAGCCGACGGTATTGCGTCTTTGCAGCAGCAGGCGCGAGATTATTTAGCAAGAGTCGAGGAAGGCGGCATAACGCCTGAAGAACAGGCGATGTTGCGGGAACAGGCCCTTGAAGGGGGATACACGTTCCAAGACATTATCAACGCAGGAATCGACCCATCGATCCTGTTTAATCTGCCTGTCAAGGAAGAAGCTCCACCTCCTCCTCCTCCGCCAGAGACTCCTTTGGTGGACACTACTCCGTTTGTCCAGACTCAAGCGTCTTATACTGCCCCCACGGTATATCAGCCTCTTCCTGAGCAGCCGGATATTTATGCAGCGGGCCAGCCTGCGCTAGACGTAGCGTTCAGGGAAAGCGCCCCACGAACCGCGATTCCCGGCATGCCCGGCTTCTATGAGTACACGCCAGCCGCGAGCTTACGCCCTGCCACAGGTGCAGGCATGAGTTTTAGGCCTCCCAGCGTGACCAGTAGACCGCGATCCCTGCTAAGTCCGACTGCATTGTCCTTTGGCTCTGCTTCACAGGATTATGCCTCGGGACTCCAGCAACAGGATGCGGCATTGATGAGGGCCTTTGCGGATGCGGGCATACAGGGCGGCTCGGATTACTACACATGGCGTAATCGCTTGCGTTCAGGGGAGTTTGGTATTGGCGGGTCCTTTGATCCTGCTGCTTTCCAATCGAGTTTTAGCTCGTGGGCCGCGAGCCAGCCAGCTAAGGCTACAAGCCCCACGGCTCAAGGAACACCGCTACAAGGCGGTTATTCTGACATTGCGGAGAACGCGGACCGCTTTGGTGCCGACTATGGCGGAGGTTATGCAAACTTCAACGCTGCTGCGGGGTCCACGGGCCCTGTTTCAGGCTACACGATAAGGCCGGTCGACTTGCGGCTGCCTCCTCCAATGTATGCTGAGGGAGGCGAGGTCACTCAGTCACGAATGATGCTCGAGCAACTTGATGCGGATGCCATGGCCCAAGAGCCAGAAAGGCAGGAGAGCGAGGGACTTTTGAGGAACATCACTAGAGGAGCGATGGATATCCCATCGTCTGTTGGTGGCTACCTAAAATCGCGTTCGCCGATAGGCACTGATCTGTCTTTCGGCGAATCTGCGAGTATGGTTTTTGATGATTTATCCAAGATAGGCGGTGCGATCAAGGAAGCTGCGGGGGAAGACCCCTTAGGCTTTGCGGCTGAGATGATGCCGATATACGGTGAGTACAGCTCCTATCAACAGGCTCAGGAGCTCTCGGAGCAAGCTGATCAGGCTGAAGCTGCGGGGGATACGGAGTCTGCCAAGATGCTTCGCCAGTTATCTACTGTTTCCATGGCAGGCGCGATTCCTTTGCTTGGAATGTTTGCTCGTGGTGGCAAGAAGTTTGTGATGGCTGGAGCCCGAGGTATTCCACAGATTGATGAAGCGGGGATTGCCGCTAGGATAGCCGAGCTTCCCGAGCCAGCGGATGTCGGGGGCTACAACGGTCCAGAGGTAGCTTCGTCGTTGATGGAGGGCGATCCGGTTGGTGATCTGTTTAATCGTGAGATTGCGGCGGATGTTGATGGTGCAGTAGCGGCGTACAAGCAGATTCCGAAGACCAAAGGCGGCAAGATTATTGATGCGGACCAGTTTCGTGAATTAAGCCCTGAGTACCGCGAAAACAGGGGCCTCGCACCCAATGTCCACGAGCCAGCCAGTGCTTTAAGCAAGGTGTATTTCACTAGATTGCTGGATGAGACAAGAGGGCAGGAGGGCAACTGGATATTCACAGGGGGCGGACCTGCTTCAGGTAAGTCGGCTGCTGTAAGTGATGCTATGGAAGATGCGGCACAAGGCGTCGTAGATGGCACCATGGGTAACTACAGGAAGGTTATTGAGCAGGTAAACCGCGTACTGGAAGACCCAACCAAAGACGTTGACATTGTTTATATCGACCGTGATCCCTTGAAGGCGTTTGATCTGGCACTTAAGAGAGCAGCCGACATGGAGACCGAACTGGGCACGGGAAGAACTATCCCAGCTAAAGCCTTTATTGACATGCACGTAGACAGCAGAAAGGCTATTCGTGAGATAAACGAGGCATTTAAAGATAACCCTGACGTAAATATTCAAATATGGGACAACAACGGCGGCTACGGCGACCAGTTCCAGACCACCATAGATACAGTCAAGGATTTTGACTATAATGATACCGCAGAAAGGATAATGCAAAGATTGGAGGAAGCGTATGAAAATGGAGAAATCAGCGAAAACGTCTACCGTGGCTTCAAGTCGGGTCCTGACCCCAGAACGACTAGCCCGTCGAGAGCGGATGTCGCGGCTAATAGCCGAGGGAGTGAAGAACTTGGGCAAAGAGCCACTCAAGGGGACGCGATAGACTCCCCGAGGGGGTCACTTTGACTCGGAGAAAAATCTAGTCGAATCAATTACCGAAGAGCAGCGAAAAGCGTGGCGGGAAGCCAACAAAGGCAACTTTAGGCAAGTACAGACGCCTGAACTTGCTGACGCTGCTCGAGACCTTCAGGCCAACAAGATATCTGTTGAGGACTACGCTCAAAAAGTAAAAGAGCTGCGTCCCATCGAGCTAATAACTGAGATACCTAAGATTTCCTCTTTTGAGGAGATAGCCTACGCGCTCGATAAAAATAAAGTCGAAAAGGGCCTGATAGGACTAAACAAAGAAATTGCTGATGGCACTATGGTCGGTTCTCGGCTAGATATTCCTGCATACAACCAGTTTGACACGTGGGTTGTCTCTCTGCACGAAGGTGCGGGAGTCAGCGGGCCCTCTATAGGTTATGGTAAAGTAGCTGTTTTGGACGATGTTAAGTTCAACAGTAATCCTGACGCGGCGCTAAATGTGGCGACAGGTAAGAAAGACAAGGCTCCATTTGCTAGAATGAACGGTAAGTGGCGTAATATGGAGGCCGAAGAGGTAAAATCTTTGGCCGAGAAGTATTTGAATGACCCAGAGTGGACGCAAGTAGGAATGAATCCCTATCGGCATTCATTCTTCTATGATAAAAACACTGGAATGCCTGTGGCGTCTGCCGATCAGGTAATACAAATAGGTCCTTTGGTTCTGGCTAAGAACACGCAGACGAGGCCATTAAGAAGTCCTGAGCATCAGTTGAAGAAGAGCGATCCAGACAATCCTCAGTATTTCGAGCGTGGTGGTAACGTAGAGCGCGTTAAGAGAGACCCAAAATATATTTAGGACAGCATCATGCCTATAGATAAAGTCGTAAATCTAGCCCCTGTCAGTGAAATGGTGGAGGTTGAGATAGAAGGTCCTGAAATCGAGATTGAGCTTGAGGATGACGGCTCCATTGAGATTGAGGTAGAAGAAAAGGAAGAAAACGGCTTTTACGACAATCTCGCTGACGAGATTGATTCGCAGGAGCTGGACCTTATTTCTCTGAACCTGATGACTTTCTTTGAGGCGGATAAGTCCTCAAGAAGCGATTGGGAAGACACCTACGCTAAAGGCCTTGATTTACTTGGCCTGAAGATGGAAGAACGCACCAGGCCCTTTCGTGGCGCGACAGGCACAGTGCACCCAATGCTGACCGAAGCCATTGTGCAGTTCCAAGCACAGGCGTTTAAAGAGCTTATGCCCGCTGGTGGTCCTGTTAGGACCCAGACTCTAGGCAAAGAGACCTTGGATAAGGTCCAACAAGCCACTCGGGTTCAGGACTTTATGAACTATCAGATAACTTCGGTGATGAAAGAGTACACGCCGGAGTTCGATCAGTTGCTGTTTTACACGGGATACGGTGGTTCAACCTTCAAAAAGGTCTATTACGACTACCCGCTGGGCCGAATGGTTAGCCGAGTGGTGCTTCCTGACGATCTTTATATCCCATACAACGGCTCTAGCGTCATTTCTGAGTGCCGTCGCATCACTCACCGCATTGCAATGGACTCAAATGAGTTCAAAAAGCGCGTAATTGCGGGCGAGTATCTTGATATTAAGCTGGAACCTGACGAATCAGGCAGCAATAACGACCAAATTAGCGCAACGATTGACAGAATTACCGGAATTCAAGCAACTGGAGAGCCGGAAGAGCTCTTTTTGTTGGAATTTCACGTCGATTTAGACATTGACGGCTACGAAGACGCTGATGAAAAGGGCAATGCGACTGGAATTAAGTTGCCTTACGTCGTAACCATGGACGAAAGTACCGGACAAATAGTTTCAGTGCGTCGAAATTGGAAAGAAGACGACGAATATAAGTGTCGGCGTGAATGTTTTGTGCATTATGTGCTTGTAGAAGGGCCGGGCGCCTACGGATTAGGCTTTGTGCACTTAATCGGCGGCCTTTCTAAGACCGCAACTGCTGCATTGCGTCAATTAATTGACGCTGGAACACTTTCTAACCTTCCTGCGGGCTTCAAGGCCAAAGGAGCCCGTATTGCAGCGGATGATGAGCCTATACAGCCGGGCGAGTGGCGGGATATTGACGCTGGTGGCGCGGAACTGGGCAGTTCATTGCTGCCACTGCCGTATAAAGAGCCTAGCCAGACGCTATTTGCCCTCTTAGGCTTTACTGTGGACGCCGGTAAGCGCCTTGCAAGCATTGCAGACATGCAGGTAGGGGATGGCAACCAACAGGCTGCTGTGGGCACCACAATCGCTCTGCTAGAGCGTGGCTCTATGGTCATGTCGGCCATACACAAGCGCCTGTATTACGCCCAAACGCAAGAATTTGAGATGCTGTTCAAGGGATTCGGCGAGTTTCTGCCGGATGAGTACCCGTATGACGTGCCGGGAGCCTGTCGCAGCGTTAAAAGGGCTGACTTTGACAATATGGTCTCGGTCCTTCCTGTGGCCGATCCAAACATATTCTCTGCTGCCCAGCGCATTACGTTAGCTCAGACCCAGCTACAGTTGGCCCAGAGCGCGCCTCAGATGCACAATATGTACGAAGCGTACTATCGTGTGTATCAAGCGATGAACGTGCGGGACATCGACGGCATCCTGAAGGTTCAGACCAATCAGATGCCCAAGGACCCAGCCAGCGAGAACATTGACGCTGTGGATGGCAAGCAGCTTAAGGTTTATGCGGGCCAACAGCATGATGCTCACATTGCGTCTCACCTGATGATGGGAATGTCCCCTTTGATACAAGCCAATCCTCTGGCTGCTTCAGAACTACAGAAGCACGTGCTTGATCACGTTAAGATCAAGGCAGAAGAGGACGCTGAGGCGGAACTTTTCCAAGAATACGGTAACGACCCAGACCGCATGGTTTCTGACATGCAACGTGAAGCACTGATTGCAATTAAGGTTTCTCAGTACATGATGGAAGCCAAGCAAATGCAGGCAGAGCTCTCTGGTCAAGGCCAAGCGGCACCTGATCCTGTGGTCCAGCTTAAGGAGCAGGAGCTCCAGCAGCGTGCGGCTAAGGACCAGATGGACGCACAGCTTAAGCAGCAGAGTCTTGCTAACGAGCAGATGCGTATTCAGCAAAATGCAGAGGCCAGTCAAGATCGCATAGAGTCTCAAGAAAAGATTGCGGATCAACGTGCTGAAGTGGCTCGAGAACGTATTTACGCTCCGAGAGGATAAGAAAATGCCGTTAAAAAGAGGCAGTAGCCGTAAAACAATCGGAAAAAATATAGGTGAATTGGTTAAAACTTACGAAAAAAAGGGTAAGATAGGCACCAGTAAACCAAAGAGCAAAAAAGCAGCCCAAAAACAAGCGGTTGCAATAGCTTTGAGTAAAGCGGGTAAGTCGCGCAAAAAGCCTGTAAAGAAAAGTAAAGGCGGCGCGATAATGACTGTTAAGAAAAAAGACGGTAACAGACCCGTAAAGATATACTAAAGGCCTTCCAGATGGTGGCATTAAACCGTCTGCTCACATGGAAAAACGACCATGCTAGAGTTCGCCGAGCGCGTTCTTAAAGACATTAGAAAGCTAGAAAAGGACACAGAAGCGATTGTCTTGAATGGAACCGTAACTGATATGGAGCGGTATCGTTTCCTTATGGGCAGGTTGGAAGGTATTCGTTTGGTGGACAGTATTGTCCGCGAAGAGCTGAAGAAGTATAGCGACGATTAACCCCAACACAGGAGCCTATATGGAATCTGAGAAGAAGCTGACAGCACTAGAGGAAAGGTGGCAGCAAGAAAAGACTGTTGAAAAGTCTGGTCTTGATCGAGCCTACACGGATGACGGTAAGGTCGATGAAGAGAAATTGGCCGCTAGTGTTATCGACATGATCCCCCAGCCTACTGGATGGAGACTGGCTATTCTGCCTTATAGAGGAGCTAAGTCGACAAAAGGTGGGATTCTTTTTGCTGAAGAAACTAAAAAACGAACTGAATTGGCTACAAACGTAGGCTATGTCCTTAAAACGGGCGATTTAGCTTATGCAGATGAGTCAAAATTTCCCCATGGTCCGTGGTGTAAAGAGGGCGATTGGGTGATTTTCGGCAGATACGCGGGGTCACGTATTCAGATAGATGGCGGGGAGATACGTCTTCTAAACGATGATGAAATTCTGGGCATTGTAAATGACCCAGAAGACATTCTGCACATGTAAGGAGAACGGAATGGGTCAAGAGAATAAGCAAGACGATCTTGAGTTTGATATTGGCGAAGATGAGCAAGAGGCTACTGTAGACATGAACGAGGATGGCTCCGAGGCCAAACTTGTTGAAGAAGAGAAGCCTGAGGTCGAAGAAGAGGAGAAGCCCGCAGACGAGAAGCAGGCTGCTCCTAATAGCGAGGAGCTGGATAACTATTCGGAAAAAGTTCAAAAGCGAATAGACAAGCTCACAGCTAGGCTTAGAGAGCATCAGCGTCGTGAAGAAGCAGCGATTGAGTATGCCAAAAGTGTGCAGGAGACCAATGAACAGCTTCAAAAGCGGTATGCTCAGACCAACACAGAGCGTATGGGAGAAGCCAAGGGACGCATTGATACCCAGATACTAAGCCTTAAAAGCGTTATCAAAAAGGCCAAGGAAGAGGGTGATATTGAGACAGAAACTGAGGCACAACAAAGACTTACCCAAGCGATTTGGGAAAAGAACAATGTTGAGCAGGCAGAGAGGCAAGCAAAGAGCGCCCCTGCACAGGAGTCTCAGAAGATGCCTGAAGAGCTCGCAAAGCCTGTTTATCAAGTAGATGAGAAGGCTGAAGAGTGGGCAGAGCGTAATCCTTGGTTTGGTAAAAATATAGTGATGACGAGAACCGTAGAAGGAGTTCATACGGAGTTGGTCAAAAACGAAGGGTTTGACCCGACATCAGACGAGTATTATGATGAGATAGATCGAAGAATGAGAGACATTTTTCCTCAGGCATTCCAGCCTCAACAGTCGGAACAGCCTGCACAAACAAACAGAAGCAACCGGCCCGTGCAAACGGTTGCTCCTGCTACCCGGTCATCTGGGGTTAATAGTTCAGCACGCCGCACGATCAAGTTGAAACCTAGTGAGGTTGCAATAGCGAAGAAACTAGGGGTGCCACTTGAAGAATATGCCAAATTTGTGAAGAGGTGAGAACATGAGCGACAAACCATCAGTTCCAAAGCTGTCCCGCAGCAAGCGTGACTCTGAGACCAGAGAAACCACTGCGCGTCGCAAACCATGGGCACCACCATCACGGCTTGATGCTCCCGAAGCTCCAGCAGGCTATAAGCACCGTTGGATCAGAAGGGAAACCGCAGGGGCCGATGACAGAATGAATGTCACTGCCAAGTTACGTGAAGGCTATGAGCTTGTAAGAGCCGACGAATACCCTGAGTTTCAGGGTAGCACCGTTGAGGACGGCAAGCATGCTGGCGTAATTGGAGTAGGGGACGTTGTTCTGGCTAGAATCCCTGAGGAAACCGCAGACGAGCGCCGCGCATATTATCAATCTCGCACCCATGATCAAATCAGGGCTGCTGACAATGATCTTATGAAGACTAACTCGCATAGTTCAATGAAGATCAATGCTCCTGAAAGGCAGTCAAAAGTAAGCGTCGGAGGGCCTAATAGGTCTAACGACTAAACTTTTTACTTTGTTAAAGGACATTTATCATGGCAAACGTAGACAAAGCATTTGGTTTGCGTCCTCTCGGTAATCTGTCTGCCTCTGGTTCTCAGAAGCAGTACGGTTACGAGATCGCAGATAACCAAGCAGGTGCTATTTATCAGGGTGACCTAGTTACTCTGAAAGATGGCTACATCTTGCAGTTTGACCCTGCATCTCATAGTGCAGCGGTAGGCGTGTTCAATGGTTGTAACTACATTGATCCAACCACGGGTAAGCCTACTTGGTCTAACTACTACCCCGGTTCTGTCAACATCACTCAAGGCAAAATTACTGCTGAGGTGATTGACGATCCAAATCAACTGTTCATCATTCAGAACGACGGCACTTCAACTGCTGCTGATTATGGCAAGAACGCTGATATCGTCGTTGGCACAGGTAGCACCACCACTGGTGTTTCTGCTAACGAGCTCGATACCAGTTCAATTGCTACAACTGCTGCGTTGAACCTGAAGGTCATAGGTCTTTGGGATGTTCCCGGCAATGCTGTGGGCGCTAACGCTGTCGTTGTGGTTAAGATCAACGAGCACCTGTACGGTAGTGCAGGCGTTGCTGGCCAATAAGGAGTAACTGACCATGGCGATTTCACGTTCACAACTTGTAAAAGAACTGGAGCCCGGTCTGAACGCTCTGTTTGGTCTGGAATATAGTTCTTACGAAAACGAGCACGCAGAAGTCTACTCTAGCGAGACCTCTGACCGTGCATTTGAAGAAGAGGTTATGTTATCTGGCTTTGGGGAAGCCCCAGTAAAAGCTGAAGGCGCGGGCGTTGCATACGACCAAGCGCAAGAAGTTTACACTGCGCGCTATACTCACGAGACAGTAGCTTTGGCATTCAGCCTGACCGAGGAAGCCATTGAGGACAACCTCTATGACAAACTCGCTGGCCGTTACACCAGAGCTCTGGCCCGTTCAATGGCTCAGACTAAGCAGATTAAAGCTGCTGCTATCCTGAACAATGCGTTCACCACCTCTACTGGTGGCGATGGCAAGCCTCTTTGTGCGACAGATCACCCAACCCTTAGCGGTCCTGATCTGGCAAACGAGCTGACTACTGCGGCAGACCTTTCTGAAACTTCTTTGGAGCAGGCTCTGATTGATATCGCAGCCTTCACTGATGAGCGCGGCCTGAAGATTGCTGTTCAGGGCACCAAGCTCGTCATTCCTAAAGAGCTTCAGTTCACTGCTGATCGTATCTTGAAGTCTACTCTGCGAGTAGGTACAGCAGATAACGACATCAACGCGGTCCGTAACATGGGAATGGTTCCTCAAGGTTACACGGTAAATCACTACCTGACTGACCCTGACGCCTTCTTCATCATGACTGACGCGCCTAACGGCATGAAGATGTTCCAGCGTGTGGCTATCAAGACTGGTTTCGAGGGCGACTTCGAGACTGGAAATGTTCGCTACAAGGCTCGTGAGCGTTACAGCTTTGGCTTTAGCGATCCTCGCGGCATCTTCGGTTCTCCGGGTACTCCGTAAGGACCTTGAAGTTAAGAAAAAGGGGGGCTTGTGCCCCCCTTTTTTTGTGTATATAGTGAGAGAAACCGGGGTCATCCGGTATGCCTGACAGTCCCGGCTGACGACATGCAGACAGGTATACCCCACATTAACTCGCATGTGAGGTTCTCATAATGGCTAATACCACTTTTTCTGGCCCTGTCACATCCACTAACGGATTTGTAGGCGCTGTCACAGGCAACGTAACAGGCGGAGTTGACGCTACAAGCGCATATGTGCAAATCAATGCGGTAGCAGCAACAGCGATTGCAGACGCAGCAGACGCTATTAACACCGCAAACAAAGTAGCTGGCACTATCGTTCTAGACACTACTAACTCTCGTATTATGGTTGCTTTGGGCGCGGATGCTACATCGGATTGGGCGGTTGCCGACGGTTCTGCTACTGTAACCCCATCCTAATTAAGGGGGTGACCCATGAGTTTCAGTAACATCAAATCCGTCACCAAGGCGGGAGATGCCTCAGCAGTGGTGGGACGCTCACGATTAGTGGGTGTTTACTTCACCAACACTGCTACGGGGTCTTCATTTGCTCTAAAAGACGGCACCACTTCTGGCGGAACTGCGTTATTGTCAATAACTACTCCTGCCGTTGCAGGGGCTACAGACCTGTTTATCCCAGACATGGGCATCTTATTTGAGACAGGCATTTTTATTGACGTAAACGACGCTGAAGTCACCAGCGTGACTCTGTTCTTTGAAGGAGGTGATCCTCAATAATGGCGACAAAGAGCAAGAAAGGCATGGGCATTAAAACCTCCGTAAAGTCGGGCAATTTTCGCGCGACAAAGAAGGGGGCAGGCATGACCGAGAAAGGTGTGAAAGCCTACCGGAAAGCCAATCCCGGCAGTAAGCTCAAAACAGCCGTCACAGAGAAGAACCCCTCTAAGTCACGTGCAAAGCGCCGAAAGTCGTTTTGTGCGCGATCTGAGGGACAAATGAAGCAGTTTCCAAAGGCTGCAAAAAATCCGAATAGTCGGTTAAGGCAGGCTAGGAAACGCTGGAGATGCAGATGAAGAAAAAGGCTGCAAAGAAGAAGGTGGTCAGAAAGGCCACTGGAGGCGCAGTTAAAAAGTCTTCAGTTAACAAGGCAGGTAATTACACCAAGCCTACTATGCGAAAGCAGATGTTTGAGCGCATAAAAGCAGGTGGCAAAGGCGGTAAGCCCGGACAGTGGTCAGCGCGCAAAGCCCAGATGCTCGCTAAAGAGTATAAGGCTAAGGGTGGAGGCTATAGAGACTGATGGCACTTAAGAAGTCCCAAAAGTCACTTAAGTCTTGGACCAAGCAAAAATGGCGGACTAAATCAGGAAAGCCATCGACGCAAGGCTCCAAAGCCACAGGTGAGCGATATTTGCCAGAAAAGGCGATTAAGTCGTTAAGCAGTAAAGAGTATGCAGCGACCTCCCGTAAGAAGCGGGCGGACACTGCCAAAGGTAAACAGTTTTCTTCGCAACCTAAAAAGGTGGCAAAGAAGGTCAAAAGACATCGAAAGGTGAGGTGAGATATGGCAGGTCGTGGAATGGGTGCGGCAACTCGAGGCGGTGGATGTGTAGGTTCAGGTCCTCGCAACAAGGTTATCAAAGAAACCAGTAAAACCACTGGTCCTGTAATGATGGCTACAGGCGGTGATGTCAAAAAGAAGAAAAAGAAAGGCTTTCCTGATCTTAATAAAGACGGAAAGGTTTCTATGGCTGATGTTCTTCAGGGCCGCTTAGGCAAAGGAGCCATGAGCGGCATGAAGAAGAAAGGACCCAGAGGAATGGGAGTTACTTCGGACAAAGAAAGAGCCATGCTTAAGAAGAAAATGAAAAGACCCCAAAAGAAGATGGGCGGTGGCATGATGAAGGGCTAT